GTTCATCCATTGGCATACGGCCCGCACGCCCACTAGCCAGAGTAGTAGGGCTATGGCCACCTTCAGTGCTACCATCATTCTGTCGCCTCCCTAAGTACCTCTGCAACTGACCAATACACAGGAATGCCCAGCTCTTGGGCGCGTTGTACCTCGAGATCCGCGCCAACGCTCTCGCCAGGCAACCGCAGAACGCAGTCGCACACCTCTAGCCAATGAAGGTCTTGCTTACACCAGAAATCCCAGTCGTGGGGACAGAGCAGGTGCCAAAAGTGGGTCAGGTGCGGGATGAAGGGTGCGTGCCCGGCCTGTGCCAGCCTGTCCGCCGCGAATACGGCAGCGCGAACATTCAGTACCACGTCGCCCTTGGTGTATGGCCCCGCCACGTAAACTTTCTTCATGCTGTCGCCTCCCCTGGCCCATTGAACATCGGATTATCCCCGATGATGCGCCTGCGAGACATTTTCACGTAAGCCCCAGAAAGTTCGATCCCTATCGCCCGCCTCCCCAGCCGCAGGGCCACCATGACCGTGGTGCCGGAGCCACAGAAAGGATCGAGGACAATGCAGGGTTCCGTGCTGATTTCTGCCCGCTCGTCACGCATCCACTCTTTGGCGTAGCACTCGCATCCCGGCCGCCAGTTCTCTGTTGCACGACTGGTAGGAGCCCAGCCCGTGCTGTCGGTCTTCGTCGGATCGTTGCCGGGCTGATGTGCTGGCTCGCGCTTGTTGATGTGTCCCGTTTTCTCAATGATTCTCTCCCACGGCTTGCCACACTCAGGGCAGCAGCCAGCTTGCGAAGTTCCAGCCTTGATGCAAGGCTCGACGAGGGCAGGTGGGAACGTGGCGAAGTGGGCTTCCCCGAATGGGTGCGGGTTTATCGCCCACACGCTCCGCAGGTTGCGGCCAACGGGGTCTGACGCATAGATTTTGCTGCAATGTTCTGCCTTTCCATTCGTTCCGCCCAGTCGAGGCTCTGGTCTCTGCACAATGCGCTTAGTCCGTTCTAACCATTGCTCTGTTTGCCTCTCCCTCACCGCATCCGCATCGTAGTAGTAGTTCTTCGCCTTCGTCAGCAGCAGGACATACTCGTAAGAGGTCGTCGGCCTATCGGTCACGCTCTCTGGCATCACGCTCCCACTATACTCCTCGCAGAACGACAGGCCCTTGGCCCAGATTATCGGGCTACGAAGCCACCACCCGTCGGCTTGAAGAGCAAGGCCAAGGAGCCACGGAATTGGGATCCAATCCTTCGGCTTGAAGCTCGATACGTTGGCCGTCGGCGGCAGGAAGTCTCGTGACGCATAGGCTCGCCGCTCGTACCGCTCTGTACTTTTGGGCCTTTGGCCACCGGTGCCCGTTGGATGATAGTTGCCCCACGATCCCGCGTAGCACCCCGCTATGTTGAGCCAAACAGTGCCATCGTCCCTGAGCACGCGCTTGACCTCTCGGAAAATGCCGACCAGGTGCTCGATGTAGAGTTCCGGCGTTGGCTCAAGTCCAAGGGACGATTTGACAGCACCGCACTTTTGGCATATCATAGTCATATTGGAGGTAGCATTGTGGGCGTCACCCTCATCTGTGAGACTTGTGGACAGCCCTTCATTGTCCGTCCTTCGCGGATCGGGAAGCGACGACATTGCTCGCCTGCTTGCCGAGACACCCGAATCCCTGTGGCCTGCGAAAACTGTGGGATTATCGTCCAGCGTCCCCGGTGGCATCGGATTGCAGGATATAGACATAGTTTCTGTTCGCTCCGGTGTCATGGCCTTTGGAGACGCCGTACGCGAGAGAACAGATATGCGGTCAGTTTTGAGTTGTTTGACACTTGGTCTGACAACTTCGCCTATATGCTCGGCTTGATGTTTGCGGACGGAAATGTTCGAGCCAATGGGCAAGTCAGCTTTGTCAGTGCTGACAAGGACCTCACAGAGTTCATTCGGTCTGCCCTGGCTCCCAGCACTCCGATGAGAACTGAGATTACAAAGCACGGTACTACTGTCTGGCGATGGCTCGTCTGGGCTATTGACCTGGTCAATCTGTTCGCTGATTATGGCCTGCGTCCCCGAAAGACTAGGAGTATGGCCTGGCCGGATGTCCCGGACACTGTGGTTTATCACTTCATTCGGGGCTATCTCGACGGCGATGGGTGGATTGACAAGGCTGGTCGATTCGCTTTCGCGACTGCCAGTCGAGCGTTCGCCGATGGTCTTTGTGCCACCCTCAACAGACTGGGACACAAAACGCGAGTCTACACCAGACATACTGGCCTTGCTGTTACTGTTAGCATTCCTGGTTCCCGAAGCCTTGGGCCGAGACTTTACGCTGATGGCTTCTGCCTCACTCGCAAGCGGCTGGCGTTTCTTGAGAGAGTCAAACTGTGATCCCCACGGCTTCCATGAATGCTCACAATCGCTTGCACCGCCCCAAATAATGGGAGGTGTGCCATATGAGCGGAGGCCAAAATATGGTGGCGATGTCACGACACAGTGCACCGACTGGTCATCCATCCCCGCCAGCACCTCCCTCGCGTCGCCCTGGACTATCGCCCACTGCTTGCCGCTTAACATCTCATCTCCACTGTCTGGACCAACTCTGCTCCACAATGCTCACACTTGAAGGACCAGCCCAGAAGCCTGAGAGTCTTGTCATCGCGGATTTCCCAGGCGGCGCGTTGTATTTGCAGGTCGAGCTTGTGACCACACTTTGGGCAGAACCGCTCCCTCGCGTCGCCCTGGATAATCTGCCACTGCTGGCCCGGGTCACTCACGGCTCGCCGCCACTTCCAGCAATGCCATCAACGCCACGCCCAGGCAGAACGCCAAGAACGCCCCTGACCAGTGAATCGTCTGATTCCATGACCAGTGAATCATCTCACCCCTCCTCTTCTGGCCTGTCCATCGCCAGAGACTTCGCGGCTATCCTTGCATAACATCTCTTGCAGATCGTTTCTTCTTTTGGCGCCACTCGTGTGACTCGGCCGGTGTAACGGAGGCCCCGAGAGCAGGTAAACTCGCCCTTCTCGATCCAGTGCCACTTTCTACCCCATTGCAGTTTGACCCACCCCGTTGGCGCGGCATGAAAGGCGCATAGGTTGCAATCTGAGTAGTAGGGCCAGAAATGGTCTAGCTGGATAGCTGGATCCTTGCAATGGGTGCACCTTATGATTTGGTCTTCTTGAGCCTCAGTCCTAAGACAAAGCCGCCAAGCCTCCATCCCTGCCTCGACAAAGACCTCTCCTTGCTTCGCTACAAATGGTCCACTGATGTGCGTCATCTCACCCCTCCCGTGCTGGCTTCCAGGCCCTCGCCGGCCTGATGTCACCAGCCACAAGTGGCAACACTCGCGTCCATCCACGCTTCTGGATTCCTCACTCAACTGCGAGCATGAATCTTATCCCAATACGCCTTACGTGTCCGGCTCATCTTCGCCCGCGTCTCTGGACTATGACGCCTACCTTTCTGTGCCTCACTAAGCTTGCACCGATGCTCCTCACTCCAGCACCTCCCTTTCTGTGCTTCGCTGAGTTTGCGCCGAGTCTCTCTGCTAGGCTCTTTCCCATAATTAGGGTTCCGCTTCCCCCTTCGCGCGATACTCTTCTTCAGACGCGTCTCCGCACTGTCATGCTGGCCCATATGTGCTCTACTTATCTTCTGCTTGGTCTCCTCGCTGCAAACCCTACCCTTGAGTGCCTTACTCATTCTCCTAAGCGTCTTGGCAGTGTGTCGATACCCCAAATTGCTGCCTGCTATTGGCAAGATATTGTATTCAGGCTGTAGTGTATCCAGGTAATATTGTTCACGCCGAGTCAACGATTGAATCTCAACCATCTCCAAAATGGAGAACAGAAATGCGGTCTCCCCATATCTATCAAAAGCATTTTGAAGATGTGCGTTACGATGATGACCACGCCGCAATCTCTTGATATGGTCTTTCCATCGCCTATGAAGCCATACCGCACTTCCAACGTACCGCTTCCCATTCAGCAAGTTGACAATCTGGTACACACCACTTTTCACACTTCCCCCTTTCGGGCCCTTAGTGGCCGAATATCACCCGCTACTAGGGGAAGGACTCTAGTCCATCCCTGCCTGCCCACTTTTGATCCTTCGGATAATCGTGAGCGAATACGTATATCTATTCGTTCGTCGGCAAGATTCAAGTTCGTAGTGACCAGCAATGGAAGCCGATTCATGTAACGATAATCAATCAACTGGAAGAGTTTTTCCCTGGCCCAGTCCGTACCTCTTTCCGCTCCCAGATCATCTAGTGCTAGAACCGTCACTTTCTGCAATCGCTCAAACCACTCATCGAATGAGTCGCACGAGTATGAGGCGCGCAGCAAATCGAGCATAGCCGCCACGCTGTTGAAGTGTGCTGCCCTTCCACTCTTCAGCACCTCGTTGGCTATCGCACAGGACAGGTGTGTTTTGCCAGATCCGACATTGCCGATGAGCACCAACCACCCATCGGGCTTCTTTGCATACTCCTCACAGGCTCTTTTCGCCTTGGTCATCTCCTCAAAGACCTTCGTCTTGCTCATACCGTCAATCGGCACCGACCATTCTGGATGAAAGTTGCTGAACGTCAGATCGAAGAACTGCTGATCCTGTAGACCTGACCAACGGCGTAACTCCTGAGCCCGCCGGGCTTCCAGTTCGTCTGTTTTGCAGATACACGGTATGCCCTTGCCAAACAGGGGATGGCCCAAGGGGGCCTGCATCCGGTAGTACCCCAGGCTGTTACAGCAACAGGCCTTCGGTAAGGGAACATGCTTAGGGGAAAACCAGTGATCCCACGGTCGTGGCCAAGCGATGTTAGTCATGTGCGTATTCCTTTGTCATGGCGACAAGGTCTGCGGGTGAGAGTTGCGGACCATCCCTACTCTTGGCCCGCCCTTCTAGGACGGCTTCGACATATGCCCAAGATTTGGCATTGTGATCGTGGGCCTCTTTCACAGCATAAAGTAGTCGCTCCTCGCCATATTCCTCTGCGGCCATATCAAATTGTTGGCGCGTTCTCTCAGTTATCCGCCCCGTCATGTCTTCCCAAATTGAAACGGCCTCTATGAAAAGGGCGGCGGCGGGATCTTGTGTATCTGCTTCTGTATCTGTATCTGTATCTGTATCTGCTTCTGTATCTGCTTCTGGGGGCGTGACGGCTTGTGACATCCTCGTGACATCCTCGTGACATCCTCGTGACTCGCTCGCCCGCTGTTCCCGCTTTCTCTCCTTGGTCGCCTCTGGTCTTGCAGATGCTGGTCGGGCCTGGCGCTTGCCATAGTTAGTGATGTAGAGCACACCATCTTGCTCATGGAGCATAGGCGTCTTGTCAGGTCCCATGGGCTTAAAGAAAGGCTCTATTGCTTCTGTGAACTCGCCGATCTCGCAGCGTATGCACCAGGCTGTGTCCTCGACGGTTTCAAGTTGCCCGGTCTCGGCTCCGTCGCCATTGCGTTTATCCAGCTTGCCAGCGAGCGCAAGAAGGGCAGACCAGATCCCTCTCTGCGCCCAGGTGAATGGCCGCATCTTGGGGTCTTCGTTGATCTCGGTGTAGAGCTTGACCCAGCTTTTCATAGGCTATGTGTCCTTTGTACCTAGTTCTAACGGGCTATGTTCTTTGCTTTGTCCGGCACTGGTGCGACGCCACTCCGTGCTCAAACAGCCTTGCCCCCGTGTCGGTACGGGCGAGTCAGGTTATATGCGTGCTTGGTCTCGATGGCCGCCTCAAGATCAATGCCGACGTGCGCACAATAGTCCATGACGCGGATCACGATGTCGGCTAGCTCGATGGGAATACCCTCCGGCTTGTCTTGGTCGTAAAGGACGGTCCGAACTGCCAAATTCCTCCGATACATCTCAAAAGCCTCGCTTACCTCGGAGTGAATGAGTGCCACGATCTCGGGAAAAGTTCTCTCCTCATCCCACCAACCATGTGCAATCGCACAGTCGTGGACCCTCGCAGACCATTCAACAATTGAAGGCATGTCATCCTCTCCTTCTGACGAATGAGATTATCGCGATGCCGCCCCGTCGGGCATCCGCAGCCCCGCGCTCACCGTGAAGGCCACATGCCAGCCCGGGCCACCCCCCAGCATGTCATGGATCTCCAGGATGCGCGATACTGTCTCCTTGGGCAGAAGGTTGGAGCTGGTGCAGCGTATATCGAAACGCACGCACTCTGGCATGACGAACGCGGTCACCTCGTGGACGCCGGGAAGGGCCAGAAGTGCTGCCTTAGCTTCGCATAAGTTCATGGGTTCCTCTCCTTCCTAGTCCTAGCCTCAAAAACTGTGCGCCAGTATGCCTTCTGTGCTATGCTCACTTGCTACATGTCTCCTCGCTAAGATGCTTACCTCTCTGCGCCTCACTAATCTTGCGCCTGGTCTCCGCACTGACTGGATGGCCCATGCCTATTGCACTCATCTTTGCTCGCGTTTTTGCACTATGATGCTTTCCAAGCATAGCACGCTTGTTTCTTACACTCAGTTTTCGTTTGGTTTCTTCGCTCAGGTGTTTTCCAAATCTAGGATGCTGTTCGCCCTTCATTGCTTCGCTAATTTTGCGTCGGCGTTCAGGCGTCCAAGCTTCGCTGATTTTATGGCGGGTTTCTTCGCTAAGGTGCTTCCCGTAGCAATAATGATGCTTACCGCTATGCGTTTCACTTATTCTCCTGCGGGCTTCGTCACTATGCCGTCTGCCTATACCCGCTGCACTCAATCTTCTGCGCGTCTCATCAGTGGGATGAAAGCCCAGTAGACTTCCTGCCATCGGAGCGATGTTGTATTCGGGTTTCAGCGTATTGAGATAATATTGTTCGCACTCAATCAGATTTTCAGCGGTAGCACACTCCAAGACCTCAAATGCGAAGGCTACCTCACCATACTTGTCAAAGGCTGCTTGCAAATGAGGATTAGGATGCTGTCCAAGACGAAGGCTGCTCAGATGATTCCGTCGCCGCTTTCTCAGGTTCACACTGCTCCCAATATATCGTTTCCCATTCACCCGATTTCTGATTTGATAGATTCCACTGGACATAGCAAAACGCCTCCTATCAGATTAGCCGTCGCTGCTGAGGCACACGGCGGGGCGTTGAGACCCCTGGTAGGAGGCGCTTTGCTCACAATATTCGATTGTGCCTGACGGCTTCGGGAAGCAAAAAACGCCTCCGCATCCGTGTACCTCAGCACCCACATTCTACTACGGTTCCTTCTCTGTGTCAACTCGCCATTCGGCGTCAGTCTTTGGCATCCGGGTCTCCTTTCAGGGCGCGACACAAAACGTCAATGATTTGCTCGAAGCGAGTGGCTGGCCCCAAAGCGGCATGGCGGGCAAACTGTCCCCTCAACGCCATTCCTAGTGCTTCCTCCACGAGCTGGCGGTCAACTGGGGCTTGTTCCTTGTGCTTGCCCTCCAGGATGTCGAGCCGCCCCCTTTGGGCTTCCACTTCCTCGGCCAGTTCCTTGAGCCAACCCACCTGAAAAGATTGCTGAAACAACCACGGCACGCGCTCACTCAGTTTCCCCATCTTGCTCCTCCAGTTCCTTCGCCACCTCGCGGCCCTTGGGGGTGAGACCATAGAATCTTGTACCCCGCGATGACCTATCCCCAACGTCCGCTATGCTTAGAAGATCGCGTTGTTCGAGGCTAGCGAGTGTATTACTCCGAACAGATGTGCGCCACACAGGATATGGAGTACACCCCCCCTGTTTGATCGGTAAGTAGTAACAGTGCCCCCTAGAACTCTGGACGGCGAAACAGCCATAATCACGCATCGTCCTCAGCACCCGCTTCTGCGCCTCACTCAGTTTTGGCATTGCCCCTCTTTTGCAATCGCACCCGATCTGGGTACGGTTCGGGCCATTCCTTCACTCCTCTGGTGGCGGGTCTGGCAGATCAGCCTCGGCCCAGTGGGTGGCATACGACAGCGGTACACTCTCATCGCCTCCCAACCACCAGCAATCCCATCCCCATCCGTCCAGGTAAGCCAGCCCGCGTAGCTCTCCTGGGATGCCAAGCCATACCATCACATCTGGTGGGGGCATCTGTTGTTCGCAGGAAAGCCATTCAACTTCCACCAGCGGCCTCCTTCCCC